GGCTTCCCGTCCGCCGCGGCGTTTCCCTCGCGGATCATATCCGCAAGATCGAAGCACCCATCGGCCAGGCCGCCGGGCGAATCGAAGCGCATGAAGATCGCCTTGACCCGGTCGTCGGCGCGCGCCGCAACGATCGCAGCCTCGATTTGGGAATAGCCGCCATACCAACAGCCCGACCACCAGTCGAAATAGCCGTCCGGCGTGAGCACGCCCGAAACGTCGATGACTGCGATATTGTCGACGATGGCGTAGCCGTCGCCATACTCGATCGTCCCCGCCCAGCTGATCGAGGGGGCCGCTAGCTTGCCGCGGTCAATCTCTTCGCCCTCGTCATCGGCCTGGGCGCGAACACCGGAGAACCGCGCAACCGCGCCGAAGGCGCGCTGAAGCAGCGAGTTGCCTCGCGGTGTCGAGCGTTCCTCGAAGGCATGGTCGACCAGGGCCTGAGCCGCGTTGCGTTCCAGCATCAGCACCCGGCCCGGCGTGCGCAGAGTGAGGTCGAGGTTAAGCATTGGTGGCCCTTCCCTGTTCGCCGCCGGGATCCTGGGCGGCATCCGTCGGCGGCACGATCTTGGTGTCCGTGACGACGCCTGGGATGCCCGCGGCCTTCATTGCCTCGCGCTCGCGGGCGAGCTGGTCGATGACGTCTTCCCAGTCCTGTCCCTGCTCGGCCGCTTCGCGCTCGAGCGTCGAGACGCGCCCGTCGATCTTGAGTGCCGAGGCCTGGGCTTCCTTGACGGGATCGACATAACCGCGCGCCGGCCCGATCCAGTCGGCATTGAGCCAGGCGCCGGGAGCCTCGTAGAAGTCTGCGCAGCCCTTGGGCACGTCGATCTCGCCGGCGTCGAGGGCGTCTTCGAGGAATGCCGCGTAGATCGGCGTCGCGGCGCCCCACAGCAGGATCGAGCGCAGCCGATAAATGCCGCGCCACACCTCGTTAAGTGCCGCGCGGGCAGACGAATAGTTCGTGCTGCTCCAGTCCATGCTCAGCTGCTCGTAGGACATGCCGAGCGAGGACGCGAAGATCTGCAGGAACGACTTCTGGAAGTTCGGAAAGCCGACCGTCTGCCGCGGCTGCGTGTTGAGGTCGAGCTTGTCCGAGGGAAACAGCGTCAGCAGCCGAGCATCAGAGAGAACCCCTCGATCCTTGTAGAACTCCGCTCGCTGCGAGTTGAAATTGTCCCAATCGGTGCCCGCACCGCCAGTATTGAGCCCGACGGCATCGGCTGCATAGTCCGCGCCGAGCTGCGTGTAGATGGCGCCGACGATCGAGGCGTTGATTGCAGCGGTCCGCACCTCGGACTCGGCATAACGGTCGAGCATCCGGCCCTTGGTGAGCGCGGTGACCAGCCGGCTGATGCCGCGCGACTGGCCAGGGCGCCGTTTGTCATAAACGTGGAGCACTTTGGGCCGCTGCCAGGGGCCGACATCGTCCCAGCGCGGGATCAAGTCCCAGGTGAGGCTCGTGCTGGCGAAGCTGTTGACGTCGGCGGGGTGTCCGCGACGAATTTGGTAGGCGATCGGCGCGCCATTGCTGTCCTTCACGACGCCGGCGCGAAGAAAATCGGTGTCCGGCTGTCCATAAGGGTTCGAAAGCCGGTCCGGATCGATGATTTGCGTCGCCGTGCGGAACGGCCAACCCTGTTCGATCCAGCGAAGGACCGCGAGACCCTCCCCAACGCCGACAAACTCGCGCGCCAGCAGCCCCATCTGACCGGCAAATGGCAACTGGCGCTCGGCGTCGCAGCGAAAAATCGGATCTTCCGCCCAGTCGAGCCATTTTGCGCGGATTTGGCGGCCGAGAGCATGGGCAGCATCGGCGCTGATGCCCAACGAGGCCGCGCGCGGCTTTGGATTGAGCCGCATCGAGCCGCCGACGAGCATGTCGACCATCCGATCGACGCCCGCCGAGGCCCAGCCGACATTGCGTTCGACATCGCGAATCCGCGCGATGGTAACAGGCCGCTCGCGGATCCATTCCGCATCGGCCGATAGCATCGGCGGCATCCAGCCGATCATCGAAGGATGGCCCGGGTCGGCGCCGGCGTAGCTCGTGCGCGGGAAACCGCCCTGGGCGACCGGCCGAGCGCTCGCGCCGGTCGCATCCCCCGCCTGGACGCGCACCCGTGGCTTGCTCACAGTCGCCCTCCGAAGCGGATGTGGAGCGGCCTGATGCCGCTCGGGGTTCCGCTCAGGCGCGAGCGCAGCACACTGAGCCGCGCGATCTCGCCGTCGATCTCGGCGAGGGTGGCGAGCTGCTTTTCGACGCTGCCGTCCTCATAAGACACGCGAATATTCGCGCCCCCAGTGAGCCGCGCCTGCTTGGCTGCCCTCAGATCGGCAAGCATCTGGTCGATCTGATCGACAGTCAGGTCGTCGGCCATCGGCACCGTCCTACTGGTTGAGCTGCTTGAGAGCGTCGAGGCCGCTCGTCTTGGGCTTCTTGCCCAGGCCGGTCGCCGGAGCGGCCGGTTCGATGTCTTCCGATATTGCGACGGCCGCAGTGATCGCGCTCGCCGCCGGTCCGAAAATGTCGGCCTGGGCGGGTCGCGTCAGCTCGCTGAGCTCCTTGGCCCGGCGGTCCCAGTCTTCGTCGCTCCACGCCCACAGCCCGGCGAAGTGAGTGAGCGCGTAGGCGTAGGTGAAGCAGTCGAGCCAGTGGTTGGGGCCCCGCTGCGCAAACTCGCGGCGCTGCACGCCGTTTTCCTCGACCGTGCGGATGTATTCCGAGGTCAGTTGCCGGAAATACGGCTCCTCGGTGTCCGCGGCGAAGTGCTGGTAGCCCGTCGGCAATCCGGCGTCGCCTTCCTTAGGCACCTTGGCCAAGAACAGCATCAGGGTGGCCTTGATGCCCCAGGTGCCGATCATCCAGACCTTGATGCCGTGTTGCCGCGCCTTGCCCGAGCTCAACCCGCGCGTCCGAATGTCGACGGACTTGGCGCGATAGATCGGGGCTTTGCTCCAGCCGTCATCGCCCTTGACCGCGACGGCGTTGTGTCGCCGGTTCACCCAGGAATAGACCGACTCGGAATTGTAGCCGCTGTCGACCGCGATCAGGTCGGCGGCGATGCGCGTCCCCGAGAAGTTGACGCCATGATCGGCGACGCGATCGAGGCCGGGCCATGCGCCCGCGAGCGCCTCGTCGGTGGCTCCGGGAAGAAACCCGTGGTCGAGGTGCCAGCCGTGCTTGCCCGGTCCCCAGCCGTGGAACGCCCAGTAGATGCCGTCTGCCTGCACGTCGGCAGCGAGCGTCACGAAGAGCACCCCGGCGGGCATCTGCCCGCGCTGCCAGTCGGCCTCCTTGCGTGCAGCCACGGCCTCCCACGAGGCGCCTTCGCCCTTCGGCTAGTAGGGGCGCCCGAGCGTCGAGTTCTCGAACGGCTGTCGCTTCTCCGGATCGTCGCCTGCCAAGGCCTCTGCCGCGGCAATCTCGTCCCAGCGCTCGAAGACGCTCATCACCCCTGTGATCGCGTAGCCCTTCGCCATGCGACCCGTGTCGCGAGCGCGCCAGGTCTCGCGCTCCGCGGGCGTGATCGTCTTCGGCGGCACCACGCCATCCGCATCGGGAGCGGTCGGCAGCCAGCACCCACCCTTCAGCATGTCGAGCTTGTCGCCTTCGTAGTGCGGCGTCTGGCAGCTCGGGCAGATCAGGTGGGTGCGGTAGGGCGGAGCGGCGTTCTTCTGCGCGTCCTCCCAGTCGAAATCGGTGAGCGCCCCGCACCCCTTGCACGCCAGATAGAAGCGGCGCTTGTCGCTCCGCTCGTATAAGGCATCGATATCCGCGCCCTTGAACTTGGGCGAGGAGACGTTGAACACTTTCGACAGGCCCAGGGCGCGGAACGTCTTGAGCCGCGCGTCGCTCAGGTCGATCGGGTTGCCTTCTTCGTCCGCGTTGTCGGTCCAGGCCGAGAGATCGTCCCGCACCATGAACCTGATCGAGTGCTGCCGCAGCGATGCCGCTGAGTTGGCGCCGGCGAGGAGCAGATAAGCGCCCCTGAACCTGATGCGCTCCGAGGTTGTGCCTTCACCCGACCGCGACTTTGGCGCGGCGACCACGCCGCCTTTGCTGGGCGAGAGCACCGGCGTCGCCAGCACTGTCGGCCAGAGCTTTTCCTGCACCCAGTCCTTCGCCGCCTTAATCGTCGCCTGGATATACATCGCTGGCGCTGCCGCGCGATGCATCATGAACCCGATCCAGTTCTCGGCGACCGCCGAGCCGCCCGACTGAGACGGCTTGATCAGGCTCACTTCCGGCGTCGGATCGTCGGGGCCAAGCGCGTCCATCGGCTCGACCAGGTAGGGCGCGGTCTCGTTGCGCCAAGGACCTGGCAGCGCGCCGACTTCCGGCACGATCCGGTGCTTGGCCGCCCACTCGGAAACCTTTTCCAGCGGATCGAGCCTGAGGCCCGCCGCCGCGGCGCGAAAGACGACGCGTGCGTTACGCCGCAGCTGCCTCGCGCTCTGCTCCTGAAGGCTCGTCGTCGAGCTCGTCGCCGGCATCGTCTTCGTCCATCTGCATCAGGTCGCTCTCAAGGAGCGCGAGGACGCTGCGAATTTCTCCGGTGAGGATCGCGCGCACCGCGCGGGCCTCGGTCGCCGCCATCACCCGATCGGCGACGACCGCTGGCAGGCCCAGCAGTCGGTCGCGGATCTTGCGCGTCGCCGCCATCGTGTGCCGGTCGACCGCGTCGACATAGGCGATGAGGTTCAGACGCTCCTCGAGGTCGAGCCGCGCGTTCTCGGCCTGGTAGGCTTCGCGATTGGCTCGCGACGTGTGGTAGCTCGCGCCACCGCCGTTGCTCGCAGGCGTCGCCACCTCGTCTTCCGCTGCGTCCGCCGGTTCGTCTTCGGCTGCTGCCGGCTCTCCGGCGTTGCGCAGCGCCTGCGCCGGGTCGGTCTCCTCCGCGATGGCGCGGTTCAGCGCGACGATGTTCACCAGCACCGTGTTGCGCGGCCCGGGTTTGGTCGAGAGCCTGCCGGCATTGACCAGGGCGGTCACCCGCTTGTGCATCGCCTGGCGGCTCACAGGAGGGTTCTGCAGGCTCGCCGCCTCTGCGATCGGCACCCACACGCGGGCACCGGCGTCAACCGTGTCCGAGGCGCCCGTCAACATGCGTCAACCCTGTCCTAAAATCCTGAAACTAGAGCACCCAAGCGCTTAGACGTCT